TACAGACTAGGGTACTTTGTAAAGATAAAGAAACGATAAGAAAAATTGTTATGGCTGATAAGCGTGATAAAGCAAATCTTATGAATTTATTGAATAGATTTGTGGAAAGTGGAATTTGTATGGGACTGCATGAACCAGTTCTATTTATAGTTGAAGAATTGCATTATCAATATAAGGATTCTGATGGTGTTGATACAGTTGTAATGAAAGTATTTAAACAAGTGAAAGATAAAGTAATAAATGGATATCTTATAGTTTATGGTACAATAACTCCGTCAATTTAGAAAAAAGACTTGACACCAAGACCAAAATTTAGTATACTTTATATATGGTTTGGGAATACCAATCAATTCCTTGGTAGCTCAGTTGGTAGAGCGGGTGACTGTTAATCACTAGGTCGGCGGTTCGAACCCGTCCCAAGGAGCCATTTTAGGGATATTTTGTTTTTACCAAAAGAAAGATATAGAAACTTAGAAAAAAGACTTGACACCAACACATAAATTTGATATACTTTATATATGGTTGGGAGAAAGAAAACAGAAGTGGTTATAGTTGTATGAAGTGAGTTGGATGCATTGCGGACGGCGGTTCGATTCCGCCCAGCTCCACCAAAAACAGTTTAATAATATAAAGACTTTTTTTGATGGGGCTGACAAGGTTTCGACGTGGTGAAAGAAGGCGAACAGACAACTCGACAGGCGAATGTCGTAAAACTAGCAAAACCTATAAACGCCAACGATGACGTTTACTTTGAAGACTTTGCACTAGCTGCATAGATTTTCACGGGGTATGAGTACCACCTTGTTATATAACGGGCTCATTTTTAATGAATTGCTAATGTGGTAATTCAAATTTGTCATTAAAATGGAGAAAATTTATTATGACTACTGAAACTCAAGCACAACGTGTTATTAATGTACTCAAGAATGGTGTAGAATTGACTGCTAAGCAGATTACTGCCCGTTATGGTGTAAAGAATGTTCGTGCTGTTATCAGTCAACTTCGTTCAGAAGGATATGCTATCTTTTTGAATAAGCGTGTGAGTTCTTTTGATGGTGAGACATATTCTAAATACCGTCTTGGAACACCAACAAGGGCAACAGTCGCCGCAGGTTTTGCTGCATTGCGTACTGCGTAACTTTTAATTAGAAGTTGGCCCTGTTTATACAGGGCCATTTTTAAGGATATAATGATGCCATTGAAGACAGCTAAAACTTTCTCATTGAACATTGAGAAAATTGTGCTAGAAAAAAACATCACCCATATGGATGCAGTACTTTGGTATTGTGATAAAGAAGGTATTGAACCTGATACAATTAATTCACTTGTTTCAAAATCACTCAAAGAAAAGATTGAAGCAAACGCAAGAGAATTGAATTTTTTACCAAAATGTGCTCAATTACCTGTATAAAGGTATTGACATTGACCCCTAAATATAGTATTATTGATAATGTTGCATCTATGGAGAATTACCAAGTGACTGACCAAGAACATCATACCGAGAATTTCTTTGAAGCTAAGTATGAAAAGCTTTTAGAAGATACAAAAAGTGAACAGATTGAGATGATGTATCTCAAGAAAGAAAATAATGAATTGAGTGAGAAAGTAAAAAATCTCGGTTCTCGCCAACCCAGTTGGCCAAAAGGTTATCGTCCCGCACGCCCGGATGGTCCTCGTCCACAAAAAGATAAACTTAATCGACGATAATTTAATAACGCTGGATTAGCTCAGCAGGTAGTAGCAGTTGCTTTGTAAGCATCAGGTCGGGAGTTCGATTCTCTCATCCAGCACCAACTTTAATTGCGGGTGTCGTATAATGGTTATTATAAGAGGTTTCCAACCTTTTGATGTCAGTTCGATTCTGTCCACCCGCTCCAACTTTTGAGAAATGTTATGAGTAAAAAATTGAAAGATAATGTAGATTTGCAATATCGTATCTTGGACTGTTGGCGTCTTACTGAAGAGATTGATTTTTTGTCTGAATCTATTTTAGAAGAAACATTGGAAAAGGAAGATATTGTTGATGTATTGAAAGGTTTAAAAATTACTTATGAAAGGAAATTTGATATTTTGCATAGTCAATGGGCAGGTATTCTGACTCAAGATGAAGATTGGCTTGAAAAATGAAAATTAAATTGATATCTTATTCACAGTTGCCAGCAATTAGTGGTTTGCAAAATGATTTACAACAACTGATTGCATATTGTGCACGAGTATCAAATCCAAGTAATCAAACGAATGAAGATACTTCTGATAAACTTATCAAGTATCTTATAAAGAACAAACATTGGTCACCGCTTGAAATGGTAAATGTTTGTTTGGAGATTGAAACTACAAGAGATATTGCGAGACAAATTTTACGTCATCGTTCATTTTCATTTCAAGAATTCAGTCAGCGATATGCTGACCCAACAAAAGATATGGAGTTTGTTACTAGAGAAGCAAGATTACAAGATTCAAAGAATAGACAGAACAGCGTTGCGCTGGATTCAGATGATGATTTACATGTGGCATGGAAAATCAAACAGCTATCTATTATTCATGAGTGTAAACTGGCATACAACTGGGCGATAGATAATGGCATCGCAAAAGAACAGGCTCGTGTAGTTCTTCCTGAAGGACTAACCATGTCTCGTATGTATATGAATGGCACACTTCGTAGTTGGGTTCATTACATTGAATTGCGAACCGCAAATGGAACACAGAAAGAACACATGGAAGTTGCAAAGTATTGTGCATTTGAAATTGCTAAAATTTTTCCTTTAATGAATGAGATTATTTGATTATGGCTCTGATGCCAATTTATTACACCACTAACAATACTCGTAAACGAAAGAAGTCAAAGAAGAAAGTTGTTACTGCAACAAAATTAGACCGAAGTAAACTTACTGGTGCTAGTATTTTTATTGCATCATACAAACGTGAGACAATACATATACCAAGTAAAAGTAGTGGAATTGGTAATACAGAATTGAAAGACAATAGTTATAAACTAGAAGTCTCAAAAAACTATACTATTGCCCCTGCCTATAACAAAGGTGCATATCAGGTTATAGGAAAGGACAACATCAAAGACATTGGACGTTAAAATGAACGTAACAAACTAAATGAAAAAATCTATAGTTCTTGGTAATGGTGAATCTCGTAAATGGTTTAATCATGATTATTTAGATTATGCTATTGCAAACATAGAGACATGGGGATGTAATGCAATCTATCGTGATGGTAGAGTAGATAATCTTGTTGCAATGGATTATGCTATGCAACAAGAAATCTATATGTCAGGGTATCCAATTCATAATAAATGTTGGTTTGCGAATTGGAATAAAGTACCAATACAGGCTGCAGAAATGATGTTGTTGGGATTTGGTATTTCCAGTGAATTCGTTCATTGGCCAATGTCATGGCTTGAGAAAGGAGTTAATTCTAAATTAGAATGTGTTATATCAGGTAAAGATCCAGCCATTCTTGGAGATAGAGTATCCGAGATGATGAAAGAATTTCCTCATCTTGATATAAAAGATTTAAAACTCAAGATGGAAAAGGACATGGGTATTTGGATAACTCCTGTACAAGAAAAAGATTATGTAGAGAACATACAAAATTATTATGGTTGGTCAGCAGGAAATACAGCATTATCTCTTGCTTGTGAAGGAGGTGCTAAAGAAATATATTTGTTAGGATTTGATTTAAGCGATTATAACTTATCATTTAACAATATTTACAAAGGAACAGATAATTATCTTCCTGATAGTGCAAAGGGTTTTAATCCTGCAAATTGGATTGTTCAAATGACTAATGTATTTGAAAAATATCGAGATAATGTTTTCTATTGGACAGACAGTTCTTGGGAATTATGGGCAGATAAATTTATGCCAAAAAATGTTAAACATATAGACAAGGATGAATTTATGGATAAAGTAGGGATTTTTTAATAAAAAGAGTAAACAAACTATTGACAATACACTTTCATTATGATACTATAAAACAACATACATTAACATATATTAACATACGCAAATAAGGAGACACATATGTCATTTGCTTCAATGAAGAAAAAAAGTAACCTTGATGATCTTTTGGGTGCTGCCCAAAAAGAATCTTCACCACAAGATAAAAAGTCCTATAAAGACGAACGTCTATGGAAACCCACTATGGATAAAACAGATAATGGATATGCCGTTATTCGTTTTCTTCCTGCATCAGAAGGTGAAGATCTTCCTTGGGTGAAGATTTGGAATCATGCTTTTCAAG